AAATCATTCATCTGGCAGAATGCCTTGATCTCGGCAGAAGTTACAGACTCGCCGTAAGATTCGCGGAGACATTCAATAATGCTTTCTTTGGTGAGTCCCATGTGCCTTTGTTGTTTACCCATTTATTATACACAAAAGAAAGGGGGGCAACGCCCCCCAGTGTTCACTTAGAGAATCGTCCATATTTGAAACGTAATGCTTGTAGTCTCCACGCTTGAGCAAGACTCTGTGGGCCTTCAATAAGAATTTTTCTAATTTTAGGATCAGTTTCCATTTGAAGTGCAATCTCTTTCCAAGTCATCATGATACCAGAGAAATAAATTCTCCTAGAACTTTTTTATTTAGTTTTTTAGTTTTCAAACTTTTGACAAATGCTGATTTAATTTTTGATTTAGTAGCACCCTCATCAACTTCAAATTCAACGTCCTGAGCGAGAGCACTACAAGACATACCAAAATATGCATCATAACCAGAATTACGAATAACAAAAGACTTTTCTTTTTTCCATTCGTTTTGTAATTTTATTGTTTCATTATTATTGTCGTTATACAGTTTAATAAAATGATTAGCATCACGAGGAGCAAGCAAACGAATACCAACAAAATTTACATAAGGGAAGTTATCCTTCAAATTTTTCAACATGACATCAGAAAACCCATTGAAGTTTCCCGACTCAAACTTATATGTATTACCTGTTTTACGATCACGAAGAATAGTTTTCCAAAAATCATGACGTTGTTGTCCCAAATAATCAGCATCATTTTCCCAATAACGTTTAATTATTTTATGACGACTGAGAGGACAAGCTTCACCGTCAGTAAGAACAATGCACTGAACTTTCTGTAGTTTGTTTTCAGACTGAAATTTAGGAAGGATCTGATGAAGACAAACAAGTGCTTCATTTAATGGAGTTCCAGACAAAGACATCTTCCTACCCCAAGAATAATGAGTATTGTAAGGTGTAGCGAAAGCACACGCATGACGCCATACAGTTATCATCTGATGTTCAAGTACATTAGATGAAGTCTTACTAGTAAGAATATTTAAAAGATTAAAATCGTTATCAATACAAAGAATATTTTCTTTTTTCTCATAATGATCTACTAATTTATGAGGAAAATTATCGCTGTGAGAGGTACCCCACTCATTTGTAAATGCATACACATCAAAAGGTATACCGACTTTCTTACAGAACCACAGCAGATTAAACATCTGCTTACAAGTGTCCATTAGTGTATATTGCATCGAACCACTCCAATCAAGCAAAAATACCAACCCATGATTTTTACCATCGGCAAGGGTGGTTACCTTACGAAAAAGATCTTCGTTGTGCTTATAAGTATGAAGTTTAGAACAATCTAAAACACCAGTACGAGTATTGAAAGCGCGAGCATAAGAATCTGCTGCTTTTTTACATTCAAACTCTTTTACAAGATAGTTAACCTCTTTCTGAGCAGAACGTTTGAATTGAATATAACTTTTGTCACATTCTTCAAAGATATTCAAACCAGTTATATCAGCTGCCGTTTCCATTTGAGTCATCCAAACATGATCTGCATATTGATGAACCAAATTATTATCAATAATTATAGTATTGAGATTTACTTTAGGAATCTGAACATAGACATTTTCAATACCATCTGAGTTTTGTGCCAACTGCTGAATACTATCAGAAAGAGAGTCTGCAGTTTGAATTTCTGGTTCAGGAAGATCCCCCTCCTGTCCTTCTTCTTCATTAACATCTTCAATCATCCCCTCAGGTTTCGATTCCTGATCCTCTTGTGCTTCCTCTTCCTGAGTTTCTCCTTGCTCCGACTTAGGAGGATCAACAGATTCACTCTCATTTTTAATCTCTTTCTTACAATATTTGTAAAGAACTTCTGCGGCTATACATACATCCTCAAATGTTTCACAATCACCAATCATACGAATGATTGTCATTTCTGTTTCAGTAAACTCAATGTCTACAAAATTTCCAATCTTAAAGTAAAGATTTGAACGATCAGCAAGATTCATTTTACTGAGATCTTCATCAACAATGGAGAAGAAATCATCATCATTCATCTCATTATATCCTCTATAAAACGTTTTATGTATCCCAGGATACTTACGTTTCATCAACTTCTCAATACGAGCATCTTCAACAATATTGATGAACGAATGAGGAGCACTCTTTGGAGGATCTTCATCAGGAGTAAAGAGTGCGTGTCCAACTTCATGCCCTACGAGGAGATCGTAAACATTATTACTTGCACTCTCCCACATCGGTAGTGTTAACACACGATTATGAACATCAAATTGTGCAGTAGAAACTTTACGATGCTCAACAACCAAATCCTCAGTGGCAAGGAGTTTGGCGAGTTGGGACTTGATTTCCTGTTGAACTGGCATGTAAACTCTTCTGGATGTCCCTATAATACTAAACCCCCACCTTTCGGTGAGGGCTCTTAGTGACAGTTTGCTATGTGTCTATGGTTGGTTGAATCGTTTGAATTTATGAAAGAATACTCCTACAGATACGTTTACAGCTATTTTGATCATCATCACATTCAATGAGACAATGATAATAATCATTTATCCTATCGGATTCATCTAGTGTTCGATCTAATGTGTGAGTCAAACGTTCTACACTTTGTTTCCAACCCGCTAGTTGATTATATGAAAGTATATTATGCATAATGTTTTTATCCTACAATCGGGAACATAACGACATAACAAAGAAAACTTTGGTTACATAGTTTGTCCTCTTTTTATTCTACACTATCTAGTTAGAAAACCAAAACATTTCTCATTTTTAATGAAGTTCGGTAATAATTTACAAAATGTTTCTTTTATTTAAGAAACTATACGTGAGAATCCTTTAATTTTTTCAAACTTTATTACATTTTCAAATTTGTCAAACATTGATTCTTTATGAGAGATAACAAAAATATTTGCATCTTTAATAACATAACGAATAATTTTAAGAAACTCATCTGTACCAAATCCATCAAGAGAACTATCAAATACCTCATCCATAATTAACAGATTAGTATTTACAGAGTTTTTCATTCTTGCCACCTCTCTCCAAGTAAACAAGAGTGCCAAATCTATTCTCATTTTCTCTCCCTCACTGAAAGAAGAATAAGAAAAGTCTTCATGAATAGGGGACTGGACGGTTTCGTTGAACTCTTCATCAAGAGTAAAGTTTATGTAGAAGTCCATCATCTGAAGATAACGGTTAACTTGCTGATTTATCAGCGGTAGATACTTCTTGATGATTTTTGTTTTAACTCCACCGTCTTTAAGTAAACTATACGAAAAATCGTAATAGTTAATCGTGTCCTTTCTTGACGCTAAATCGTCAAATGTAGTTTTTAAATTGTCTTTGAAGGTTTCTAGCTTCTCATGTTCAGTATTTCGGTTTGCAAGTTGCTCGGTAAGCTCTTGAACTTCCGATTCCAGACTTCTGATTTGTCGTTGACATCCAGAAATCCGAACATTGTCTTGAGAAATATCATTCTGTAGTTTGGAAATCTCCTTCGATAGGGCAGTAAATTGACGCTCTCGCTCCTGTTCTTCATTAATTGCCTCATCTAGCTCTTGCAAACCAGATTGCAACTCTTTTGCTACATTTTGAGCGTCATTAATTTTATTTATGCGAAAATCTTCATCAATCGACTGTGTACAAGTAGGACAAACCGTATTTTTTGTGAAAAATTTATGTTCTTTCGTAATCGTTGATACTTTATTAGAAATTTTACCCCTTAAACCACTTAATTTACGCAGTTTTTCAGTCGCTCCTGTAAGTTTTTCTTGTTTTTTTAGTTGATTTTCTACTTTTTGATTAGTAAGATCAACTTCTTTGTTATAAAGACTGATAAGTTTCTTCTGTTCGGTGACTTTCTCTTTGTTTTTAGAAATACTTTCTTTACCCTGCGATTCTAGTTCATCGATAAAACGACTTTGCATTTGAACTTTATCATTCAAAGATTCTTTTTTAAGGGTTAATGTTTTAACTTCGTCCTTAAGAGCACTGATTTTACTCTTAATCACCGTATTCATGGACGAAAAGATCTTAATATCAAGCAAATCTTCAATAACTTCACGTCGATTTGCTGCTGAAAGCTGCATAAAGGGCACAAATGTGCTGCTTCCAAGAATAACAATTTGAGTAAATGATTTATAATTCATCTTCAAGACGTTTTGCTCTAACCACTTTTGCTGATCTAGAGCAGCCGCATCTTGATTTAATTCTTCATTATTACGATAGATCTTAAAAATATTAGGTTTGATACCCCTAATAACTTTCCAAGAAATGTTTCCAATAGAAAACTCAACCTCTACAACACAGTCTTTTTCATTAACTGTGTTAGGAAGTTGAGGTTTGTTTATCTTACGAAATGCCTTGCCGAAAAGCGAAAATGTTAAAGCATCAAGGACTGTAGATTTACCAGCACCATTTGTTCCAACAATTAAGTTGGTAGGATTTTCAGTAAATTGGATCTCAGAAAATTGATTACCCGTAGAAAGAAAATTTTTCCAACGGATCCTCTCAAATAAAATCATACTTCTCAGTTTCTGGTGGCACTACGATGTCATTCTTAGAAATTATAGCATACTCACACTCATGTATGTGGCATGTCTTCAGCATTATATCATCCTCTATTTCGATGATATTCATTTCTGGATAATCATGTTCTTCTTCTAACTGCATAGCATATCTAGTTGCATCATCTTTCTCTTCAAAGAGATAAAGAATTTTATCTCCAGATTCGTTTACGACAGAATATGCTCCCAGATCTTCTTTTCCTTCTACAGTCAAAATATACATTAGATTAACTCACAAGCCTCCTGATACGTTGTCCGCATAATATTTTGAAGAACAGACTTATCAAGATTAATCTCTGCTTCTTGAATATATCTATTCAAGATAGAGAGAGTATCTTCTGACTCAAATGCTTCAAACTCTTCAGGATTTCCAGTATCAAAATTTTCTACAGTTTTAAGATCGGCAACACCAACAGAATAAAGTTTATCGATAAACTTTTCAAACTTCTTGGCATTTGATTTCTTGCGAACAATAACTTTTACAATTTTATTCGCATACTCTCTTGCATCAAATGTTTGATGATCGGTATCCTCATAATATATGTTGTAAAACATTCTATAAGGATTATTTACGTGGGTATGTTCTAGAGTCTCAGTATCAAAGACAGTAAAACCTCTGGTATCATTTACATCATTCCAGAACATTTCATATGGATTACCTAGATAGAAGATTTTCTGATCATCCGATCTAGTGTGGTAGTGTCCTGAGAACACCTTGGTGAACTTCTTAAATAAGTTGCTCTCAAAACCATGCTCCATGATGCATCCGCGATGAGCTCTAAATCCGCGCAGTTCAAGGTGCCCCATCGCGCACTTGCTATCTGTATTTTTAATAGATGAGAAAGTACTTTCAGTGTTGTCTTCATTGATCCATGGTATAAAGAGGACTTTTAAATTATCCAGCATTGCTTCTTCAGGAGAAGAATAAATGCGAACATTATTGTATTCACGAAGAAGGAGATCTACAGCATTAACTTCATTAGTGTTTTTGTAAAAAGCAGTATGATTTCCAACGATGGTATGAACAGTTATACCCATCTTCTCCAATCGATCATAATAATTATTCTTTGCCCATGCTAGAGCACCAAAGTTAATACCAGTACGATTATCAAAAGTATCACCCATATCTACAATGGTAGTAATACCATTTTCTTCTAAGTAAGGAAAAAAGATATCGTTATAGAACTTTAAAAAATAATTATGAAATAGTTTGGAATTTTTACGAGCACCAAAGTGCTGATCAGTAATGATGACGATTTTCATTTTGGAAAGTATCCTCTGTTACCACCAGTTGCTCTAAGGTTTGCCGCTAAAGTAATTCTAGTTTCACCAAATTTGTGAATTGGAACACTGTGCGTTAAAAATGAAGGAAATATTACTAGTCTTCCTTCTTTAGGACGAATTTTTTTATTTAAACCAATTGATTCAAAAATTAAAGGTGCATGATAAAATTTTGCTTTTAAAAAATAAACTACAGATAAATGTTCTAACCAATGATTATGCGATTCTGTATAATCACCTTTTCTGTAAATATTTCCCCAAAAATCAATAAATTCACAATTAGAGTTTTTCCACAAGAGGTTGTCAGAGTGGGATAAAATTTTACATTTTAAATTCTTAATCTCCCATGAATCAATTAACCACTCTGTCATGGTTGCTTTTACATTAGTCTCTCTATTTTGAACATCTCGATAATTTTCAAGAACATCTAGTAGTTCCTCTTTTAGTTCTTTATGTCTTGCATAATTATCTAAAACTAAAATTTTATGTTTTGGAGAAACAAAAACATTCATCAATAACGAAGTTTGGAGTGAACAGCATCCTTAATTGAATTATAGTCACTGTAGTTCGATCCGTCAAGGGTGTTATTATCGTCAAACACCTCACTATACCCGGACTTCTCCAAAATTTTATTTTTGATTTCTAACTGACGTTTCTCTCTTTGAATCCGTCTTAGAAATGCGTAATGAATAATTTGTGTGAAATATGCAAAAGGATTCTGAGACTTTTCAGGATTAAAATTGTGGATATACTGCACACAGTTTTCAATACCGTCAGAAACCATATCATCCTTAAACATGTAGTTTACGAAATTTGGTTTGAATGATAAGTGAGTTGCAATTTTAAGAAAACACTCTCCAATATACCTAGGAATAACAGGTTTAGGTTCTTCTCTCTGTGCTGCCAAGTCAACCTTTTCACGATACGCAATCAGAGCAGCTAAGAACTCTTTGTTGTTGACGTAATGTTCTGATCTTTTTCTCTTAGTCATGCCTGGTTGTATCATAACTATATCTCATCATTATGTATAAAGTATACCATCAACACATATACTTGACAAGTCTCTAAATCTTGTGTAGAGTACCTTTGTTAGGTTTGAAGAGACAGCTATAGCTTAATTACTAATATCTTTATTAGAAGGACTATTATAGAGTTTTTCTAGTATTTCTCTTGCATCATTTACATTAGCAAGATATCCCATTTTCTTATCTAGTTTATGATTGCTAGAACCAGAAGCAGGATCATCATCTACTTTTCTTACATACTCTTGATGCATGAGTATCATTTCAATATCATTTGATTCTGACATTGTTAATACATCATTTAAATTAATAAAAAACATATCTTCACTAGTAGTCTTTAACCAAGGTTCTACTTTGTAACCGATTATTCCTGCTCTACTTTTTACTTCTTTAATGAGAACTGGATTAGATACTACTAAAATAGTTCTATCAGGTTCTTCGTCAGCAGCTACTTTGGTAAAGATTTCTTCACCAGACTTTAATTTGATTGTTGCGTAGAAATCATCTTCTATCATGCTTTCTTTAAGTGTATGGTTATAATATCATAGTTAAAATTCTCTTCGTTATAGATTTTAATTCTTTCAATGAGATGATTTAACGTATAATTTTTTCTTGTTTTTGTAGAACAATCATCTGCAATATCATACAGAGTTGCTTTTACCTTGTTTTTTCCTTTTCTAAGAACTCGTCCAATACTCTGAAGATTTCTGACTCTGGACTTACTTGGAGAGGCAAAGATAACATTATGGAGGTTTTTAATATTGATACCTGTAGAAAAAGTTCCATAAGAGGCAACGATAATAGCATTGTCTTCTCTTTCTGTAATCTCTCTAACTATCTCCCGTTCTTCAGCATCTACACCACCATGTACAAAAAATACCTTGCGGTTATCACGCTTATTATTATTTATTAGATTGTAGAGTATCTCTCCATGTGCCTCTACTCTTGCAAATAATACAAGAGTGTTACCTTTTAAATCTAAAGTAAGATTAGTAATAAATTTATTTCTTTGTTTATGTGAAATTAAATATTCAATCTCATCATTATATGTTTCAAATTTTTGTGATTCATGTTTAAGAATGAGGCATTGAATATCTAACTCAGAAAGATGTCCCTGCTTCATTAATTCATCAGTTCTCGTCACTTTGTATGATGGGCCAAACACTCCCTCTAACACCCATTTATGCGTCTGTGTGCCGTCTAAAGTGCCAGTAAATCCAAATCTATACTTAGCATGATGAAGTTTAGTCATAATCGATATTAGAGACTTACTCTTAAAGAGATGTGCCTCATCACCAATCACAACATTATACTTCTCAAACCAAGATCTTTCTAACTTATAGATAGATTGCCAGGTGGTAATTACTACAGGACAAGTCGTGTCCTTTTCTTTACCACTGTAAATTTTATGACAGTATGTCTCAGCGTTCCAACCATAATCCTCAAAGTCCTTGTACATCTGCTCTACAAGAGATGTCGTTGGCACGACAAGAAGAATTTTTTGTCCTTTGTCTACATAATATCTCACTAATGAATAAATCATTAGAGATTTGCCGCTCCCAGTGGGGCTTATCAATAGCTTTCTATTATGCTTTAAAGCATCGTATACTCCCTCAATTTGATATTGACGTGGAGTATGAGTACAAATAGATTTCATAAATCCTTTGACACCCTCAAATGATATTTCATCATTTACCTCAAAGGGTTGTCCGTAGTATTTATTTTTCTCGAAGGAATATGTATATCCGTAGTTCTTACAAAATGATACGATTTTATCCAGCAGTCCAACATAAATCTGCTTAGAACGCATATCATATAAATGAATTTCTCCGTTCCAATTTCTACCACGATACTGTGGCATAAACTTCGCATTTGGAACTTCAAATTTAAAATGATCTCTTAACTCATACTCTATATGAGGTTCTGTATTGATTTTTAAAAATACTTCGTTAGATTTAGAAATTACAAGATCTGTCGTATTCACAGGTATTAAATATCCTGAGAATATTTATCACTCCATTGCGAACTTGTATTCTAAAACTGCTTTGTATAAAAAATTTTTTAAGTATGACAATCTTTTTTGTTCCTCAACATCTCCACCAGGCCATTTTTCAAGATGAACGGAAACTGATTTGTATAAAAGATGAAGATCTTCTATACCAAACTGTAGTTCAATATAAGGAAGATTTTCATCAAAATCTCCCTCATAATTCCAGTCATCCATTACCCTAATCCTG